TTAGAACTTCCAATTAACCTTGATTTCATCAGCTTTCACATAAACTTTTTCAATCAAGATATTTATAATTTTCTTTTTATTCTCATAAGTTTCTTCGTTTATATTCTTTTCTAAATTATCCAAGTAGGTTTGAGCTTTTTCTTTTTTTATATTTTTAAGGTTATTTTCAGAACGATAAATTTTATCTATCAGATTACTTCTTTCATCTTTTAAAGATTTAGCTTTAAGTTGCATATCCTCTAAACTGATAAGATCATTCATATACAAATCAGATAATTTATTTATTTTCTTATCGATGCTGATTATCCTTTGTTCATAAATTTCAGTATGATCTTCACTTTTTGTTTCTGTTTGTTCAAAAGCAGTTTTAGGATTCATTTGAAGCTTAGATATTTCATCTACTACATATTCTTCTAGTACATTCATGTGATAAAAACCTGAAACACATTTTTTATTATTGTTATAATTAGTCGTTCTTAATTTAACAGTTCGATTCATGCATTGATACTTTTTAAGTCTTGTACCATCTTTACGTATGTTGCCTAACGTTGATTCTAAAGGCGCACCACAATAGCCACACCGAGCTAAGCCACTTAACATATATTTCCCTTGGAAAGGACGAGGGTTGTTATTATTAGCGTAAGCTTGCTTTTGACGAATATCTAATTCTAATTGCACTTTATCAAAAGTTTCTTTTGAGACGATGGGCTTATGATTACCTTTATAAACTTCCTCTTTAAAGTTTATGTAACCAGCATAAACAGGATTATCTAAAATAAGTCGGACAGCACGGTAAGACCACTTGATGTCTTTTCCAATATGTCCCTCTTCGTTTAGTTTATCTCTCAATTTCGTAATAGAAGTTCCAGAAAGGTATTCTTTATATATCTTTTTAATTATCAATGCTTTAAAATCGTCGACAATATAATTTCCATCAGCATAAGTGTACCCAAATGGCGGCCTTGTCCATCCCATCGGTTTTCCAGATCTCGCTCGTCCAACCTTCCCCATATGCATGCGCTCGGTTATCTGTTCGCGTTCGAATTCAGCAATAGCGGATAAAAGTGTTAAAAACAACCCACCCATTGCTGATGAAGTATCAATATTTTCGCTAAGTGAAATAAAATCAATGCTATTCTCATTAAAAACATTTTTTATTAAGTCCAAAGTATCTTGGACGTTTCTTGAAAGCCGGTCTAATTTATAAACGATAACAGCGTCTAATCTTTTGTTTTCGATATCTAAAAGCATTCGCTTCATGGCTGGTCTATCAATACTTGAGCCAGAATATCCAGCATCAGTATAGGTGTCAACAATCTTCCAATCCATAGCTTCGCAATATTTGGTTAAAGCATTTATTTGACCATCTATCGAATATCCTTCTTTCGCTTGATTCAAGGTACTAACTCTAGCGTATATTGCTACTTTTTTCATGTAAAATTCCTCCTATTTGTGCTAAAATAGGACATAGAAAAGAGACCTATTTTAGGTTAATTTTTGTTTGTTGGACACTCCTAAACTTTGGCGAGGGCAGGGGTGTTCTTTTTGTTTTCTATTCTAATACAAATTCTTTGGTTCCGATTACTTCTCCATTTTCATCTTTAAAATCCAATGTCAAAGGAACTGAATTATCTTTCAACGTTATTCCATAAGCGCCAGAAACAGTAGCACCAGGATTTATTTCTACTTGAGTATTATTATATTCGTCGTAATAAGGTTCCTCTTCATCCATAATCAAATATCCAGTTGCTTCAGTAGTATTCTCAAAAACTTGTTTACCGTCAAAATAGTCCCATATCAAAGACTCTATATTTTGATTCTCATCTGTTGTATTTGTGTAATCGAATCTAACAATCACTACTGGAGATCCATCAAGGCTTTCTGTGTAATCTGATTCCTTGAAACCGAAGGTACCATATTGAGTTGTCAACGTCTCGTCTTCATATGTAGCAGTTTCAGGTCCGTATTGTTCTACCCATTCGGCTTGTGTAAGTTCGCTTGATGATTCAGAAGACTTTTCGGTAATAATTGTTTCAGTGTCATTTGAAGCATTAGACGTGTCATCACATGCTACTAAAATAAAACTTGATGCTAATAGCAAACCAATAATTTTCTTCATTCTAAACTCCTCCAATAAAATATGTTATAATTTATTTGAGATAGAAGAGATAGAACTTAGCCCTAGAACTGTTCCAGCAGTTATTAGGGTTATTTTTTTACTCGAATTCTAGATCGACAATCATTTCATCTAACTTTTCTAGAGATTCATTTTTGTTCATAAAATCAATCCATCCTTGGTAAGGGTCAGATGATTTAGAATTGATGGTAGATTTAAACTTATCATAAATATTGCGAACTAATTCAACCCACATCTTATCAATTGCTCGATCTATCTTCGTTTCATTCCACCGTTTAGCAGGAGCACGTCTTCCGTTGCGAGCTAATTGGTCTTCCATTGCTTTTTCATAAAAAGTGCTCTTTCCGCTTAAATTTTCGTTTATATATTCTAAAAATTCTTTAAATGTCATTATTTACCTCCTAAGCTAAGCTATATTCCTAAAATCATTTTGGAGCTTTCCGGAAAACCATATGTATGAGCAAGGGAGTCAAAAGACTCAGGAAGAAACTGGTTATTTTCGATAAAATCATTAAATAGAATAATGGTAGCAAATGTATTTGCTTCTGTTTCCATTTTATTTTTAGCGATCCTGTTAGAAATATAATAGCTCGATAAGTCTGTGTGTTCCAGCGCATGGTATAACTCATGGGCACAAACGAAAAACCTTTCATTACTGTCTTTTAGATATTCGTTTAATAAAATGATAGGCGTTTCATAAATGTAAGCGACTTGACCAAGAGGACTATTTCCAAAGGATACATATTTAACTTCCAGGTTTAATAATTCGGAAAGAACAAAAGGATTATAAGAGTTATATCTCAAGTACAATTCTTTAATAAGCTGCAAAATTCTTTGATCCATAGATTACTTATCCTTTCTTTGCTTATTTTTCTCCCAAAATATTCCTGTTAAAACATCTTTAACCCTTTGTTTTTCTTCATCAGTTAGTTCTTCGCCACCATAAGCCATATTTACATTATTTTCTAACATATCCTTTAAATCTAAAATATCTTTCTCATCAGCCCATTCAGGAGTGTTTTCATCACCGTCAATAATAAAACTTATCGAAACACCAAACAAATCTGCCATCTTTTGTATTGCTCCCATACGAGGTACTTTCAATCCTGTCTCCCAATTAGAGATAGTTTGTTTAGAAAAGCCGATTTTATCTGCTAATTCTTGTTGAGTCCATCCGAACCTTGAACGAAGTAATGTAATTTGTTGAGGAATTTTTGTTTCGTTTTCGTTAGTCATTTTTTTGCTCCTTATAATGAAGTTTATATTTATAGTATAACTTAAAGTTTAAAAAACACAACAAAAAGTTTTAGAAAGTTGTACAAAGTTATTGACTATAACTTTAAGTTATATTATTATGTAACCAAGGAGGTGAGTTATATGTTAAGAATAACCTTAGCAGCAGCTAGAGTTAATGTTGGAATGAAACAAGAAGAAGCAGCTGAAGCGTTGTCAGCAATTTTAGGTGAGAAAGTCACTAGACAGAAGGTTGCATACTACGAACAGCATCCAGATGATACGCCTATTAAATTCGCAAATGCGTTTAGCAAAATTTATAACATATCGAGAGATAATATTTTTTTTAACTGTGAGTCAACTTTAAGTTATACAATTAAAAATAGACGGGAGGTAAGTTAAATGAACGATCTACAAATATTCAATTTCGAAAGCAACGAAGTAAGAACCCAATTAATTGATGGCCAACCATGGTTTATTGGAAAAGATGTATCAGATTTGCTAGGTTACTCAAATTCACCAAAAGCATTAAAAGATCACGTAGATGAGGATGACAAGCTGACCGAACGAATCGTTATGGCAGGTCAAAATAGAGAGGTGACAATTATCAATGAATCAGGTCTATATAGCCTAATCATTAAATCAAAACTTCCTAATGCAAAAAAATTCAAGCGTTGGGTAACAAGCGAAGTATTGCCTTCAATCAGAAAAACAGGAAGTTACCAAACTTCGATGTCCCAAGAAGACATCATGATTGCCACTTTAGAAACACAAAAGGAAATCAAGCAACGTTTAAACACTGTTTCAAATGATGTAGAAGGACTAAAAAAAGAAATCGATCTAAGCAGACTGCAAAAATCTCAATTATCAAAACTAGTTAAAGCAAATGTGATGGCTGCTGTAGGAGGAAAGAAATCAAACGCGTATAAAGAACTATACCGAGTAGCTGTTTCAGAACACTGGAGAGAAATCAAAAATTACTTTGAAGTGGCTAGTTATGAAGAAATTCCAAAGTTGAGATTTGAAGAAGCAATGGAGATAGCTGCTATGTGGGCACCTTCGATGGAACTGTCATTTGAGATTAAACATTTAAATAATCAAATTGAAATGGAGGTATAACCATGAAGGAACAAAAGATAATTCTTAACATCGAAATTCAAGTAATGACTTTTGAAGAAGCGAAAGAGCTTCTAAATGAGTTAGAAGCTCTAAAAGACAAATATGAAATTGCTGTAACAATTTCTATTTTTCCTCAGGCAAATTTTGAAGGGTTGTATAAACTCCTTTAATTACATTTTGAATTGATTCTAGATTTAAACCATATGTTTGTTTAGCAACATTGTTAGGGCCGACTCCAAATTTTACAGAGTTAGCTTCTATAAGCGCTTTAGCAACGTCTATAGCTAATTCTTTATCAGTTTTACTCATTTAATCACCTCCTTATCAGTATTTCAGCAGACCACTTGCTGATAAGAAACTATTTAATTTTGAAATCAATTTCTTTTTTACAGTGAGGACATAAATTCAATCCAACTTTCGCTTTGAATTGTTTTCCACAATTAGGACATTTCACTTCAAATGATCCACCTTGCTTCAACATATCTTTAGCAATCTTTTCTGGATTTGATAATGCTTTACCTAATCCATTAGATTTTATGGTTAGTCCACTTTTTTTAGACAAATACAATCACCTCACTTAGTTTATTTTATATAAATCTCAGTTGGTAGATTAGTCGATTTATATAATTATATTATAACACAATATATTGTGCGTTAAATATTAAATAACACATTATACAGTGTTTTCAGGAGGGTGTTTATGGATTTATGGAAAAAAATAAATAATCAATTAGAAGACAAGAACATAACTATTTACGAATTAACGAAAAAATCTGGTATTGCTCAAAATACTCTTTATGAACTGAAAAGTGGAAGAGTGAGCGATTTAAGATTCAAGACCATTTGTAAAATAGTTGATGCGTTAGGAATTGGGCTAGATGAATTTAGGAGCAAATAGAAAAGGAGTGTAGATCGTGCCTAAGTACAAAGTTATTAACGTTTTGCGAGATGGTACTGAATTAGACACTATGGAAGGTTTTGTCCTTCCAAAAGAATTTTCAGATAAAGTTTTTGCTGTTTTTCAATCTTCTACTGAAGAAAGAGAATGGAAAAAAGAGGAGGTCATTTAAATAAGTATTTTGTTCAAACTATTCCTAATCATTTCTTTTTATTCGGGAGTGATTATCATATCAAAATTAATTATCTATCTAATAAAGGAGTGAGTTGGATGTCATTAGAAATGATTAAAAAATTAATCTGGTCTAGCCGTAATGTTTATATCAAAAACAAGCGGAACAAATTTAAAGTATTTGATGAAAATGGAGATCTAACAAATAGCGCCTCAATTATCGGTTTGATTATTTTGTTGATGTTAATTGGAATAGCCGGTGGGATCGAAACTGGTTATGTGTGGGGGAATTAAGAAGTTACGTGGTGAAAAAATTAGAAGGAGGAATAAATAATGAACAGAGCAGCAGAACAGATTCCAGAAAGTTCTTACCATGAACGGCCTGACTATTGGATTAAAGAAGCTTTTAAAATTGGTGGGATTGAAGTGTGCAGCGATGAAACAGGACAGCCATTATTCACAATAGGCTTATTAGGAGAGTGGTAATCAGTGTTCTATATAACATCAACAGATTTACCCACAATAGCTACAGCTTACAGCATAGAGCAAGCGTATGGTTTCAGGAACAAGTTGGTTAGCTTAGGCTATCAGGCTAATGTAATAAAAATTGAAGGGATGATTTAAATGGAAGACGTATTGAATGGATTAGTTTGTCAAGTGTGCGGCTCCTGGATGGAAGACTTTGAAGAAGTGGGTTATCCAAGAACTTGTGAAGATTGCGAAAAAATTGAGTAAAGAGGAATGGCAAATGTACGAAGCAATCGGCGAAATCAGTAAGAAACGATATGCATTAGGAGAAACCAAAGAGATGGTCCATCAGTTTTTAATAGATAAGTACCCGAGCGAAGAATCAAATAAAAATCCAGAAATAACGAAAACAAGAGTGATAAAAAAGCTTTATCCAGAACCTTTAATAATAAAGAAGGTGAACTCATGAATGAAACTGAACCGACTAAAAATGTATGGATCGAATATTTCACAAATCGAATTGAGATATTAACGGACCACATCAACGGATTAATAGAGAAAGGAGACATTAACTACATCAAAAACCAAACGGAACTAGATTTTTACATGAATGAGAGGAACCAGTTAAGAGAAGAAATAGAGAAAATAAAAAAAGCTAATCAGGAGTGCAATCCCAATTAGCGCGCTTACGAAAATATATTTGTCTAAATCATATCACACAAAAGGAGAAAAAGCATGAAAAGAATTGAATTAAACAACATGAAAATACGGAACTTTCGAGGATTTAAAGAATTTGAATTTAAAGTTGACGGTCAAAACCTAGCTGTATTTGGAGAAAACGGAACAAGAAAGACTTCTTTATTTGATGCCTTTATGTGGGCCATCTTCGGTAAAAATAGCCAATATCTAAGTGATTTCAAATTCATGCCCTTAGATGAAAATAACGAGCCGATTGAACACTTGGAAACAGAAGTCATTCTAGAATTGGCTGTTTCAGGCAACCCTATCACTTTTTCCAGAATGGCTAAGGTAGGAGCAGGCAAAGCGAAAGGTTATACATCAACTTATCGAGTAGACGGCGTTAAGATGCTTCAAAAAGATTACAACAAGAAAATTGCTGAAATTATTGATGAAGAAACATTCAAACAAATAACGAGTATCTATTATGTCGCTGAAAAGATGGATAAAAAAGCACGTAGAGCCTTGCTATTCGATTTAGTGGTCGACTTGTCAGATATGGAAGTAATCGAAAGCAAAGACGAATTGGCTCCGTTAATTGAGATCCTTGGTAACTATAGCGTAGATGATAAACGCGCTCTACTAATGGAAGAACGACCAAAAAATAAACAAGAACAAAAAGAAGTCGATGTTCGGATTGATGAAGCTGACCGTAATGTAATTGATTTAAGTAATCTAGACCGCGAAACGCTCAAAACTGATAAGGCGAAAGCTGAAAAAGAAATCGATCAACTTCAAGCTAAGATCAGCAGCATTAAAAACGGCAGTGCAGTAGTCACGAAACAAGCGGATATCAAAACATTGCAAGCTGAATTGGAAACATTAAGAAGCCAACATTTAGCGAAACAAAACGGAAAAATAGACGGCCTACAAATTACTAAACAAAACTTGTTTGAAAAAGCGATGGATGCACAAAACGCATTTTTAGCAAAAGAAAACGAAGCAAAACGAAACCCGAAAGAAAAAGAACTGAAAGAATCTGAATTAGCCATCAAAGCGAAAAAAGAGGAAATAGCTGCAACAGAAAAAACAATTAGTGATTTAAGAGAGTCCTACATGGTCATTGCTTCTGAAGTATTTCTTGAATTTGATGAACACGCAACGTCTTGCCAGTATTGTGGCCAAGATTATCCGGAAGATAAAAAGGAAACAATCAAAAAGAATTACGAACAAGAAAAGATGGCTTTTAACACGAACAAAGCAACTGAACTGGAAGGCATTAACGAAAAAGGAAAAGAGTTAACCGCTAAATTAGCTTCAGTTAAAAAAGAATTAGATGAATTGAACAGCCATAAAGACCAACTTGAAAAAGAATCTATCCAACTAAAAGAGGAAATGAAAAAAGAAGTTAGTGAACTCGAGTTAAAACGAGATGAAGCGAAAAAAGAATATGAACAGATTCAACAAACGGTTAAAGAGTTGCAATCTAAAGCAGCTCCATTCGAAGAAACAAAAGAATATACAGAAGGAACAGCAATGGTCAATGCGGTCCAAGAAGAAATCAATTCGATGAACAAGTCTTATCAAAGCGGCGTGGATGACCTGCAAGCCAAAATTACAGAACTGAAATCTGCAATCAATCAAATCAATGGTGACTTATATCAATTTGTTCTAGCAGCTAAGCAAGAAGAACGAAAAAATGAATTAATTGAGCAGCAAAAAGCTCTAGCAGTCAGAGGAGGACAAATCGAATACCAAATCGGATTATTAAATGATTTTGTAAAAGCTAAAGTTTCTCTTCTAACAGACAAAATTAATGCTGAATTTAAACTAGTAACCTTCAAATTATTTGAAATTAAAAATAATGGTTCCTTAGAAGAAGCATGTGATCCATTGCTACATGGTATCAATTTCAGTGATGCGAGTAATGGAGAACGAATGGAAGCCGGTCTTGACATCATTAATACATTAACAAGGTTGAAAGGAGTCAGTGCTCCTGTATTCATTGATAACGCTGAAGGGTTAACGAAAGAGTTAGATGTTAACTTCCAATTAATTAAATTGAATGCTGTAAAAGGTCAAAAAACATTGAAAATCGAGGAGGAAAAATAAATGTCAAACAATTTAGCAGTTATGCAAAAGGATATTACAGATCAAGTAGGCGGAAAAATAAAGGTTTTAAAAGAAGAGGGATTGCAGCTGCCACAAAACTATAATCCTAGCAATGCTTTAAAATCGGCTTTCTTCGCAATGACAAATAGCAATTCAGGGAATTTATTAGAAAAATGTACACCTGATTCAATTGCTAACTCTTTGCTAAATATGGTGACGCAGGGTTTAAGTCCAGCTAAAACACAATGTTATTTCATTCCTTATGGAGATCAATTGAAGTTGAATCGTTCTTATTTCGGCACGCAAATGGTTCTCAAACGATTGAATAATATAAAAGACGTCTGGGCTAACGTAATCTATGAAGGTGATGAATTTACGTTAGGTATCGTTAAAGGTCGTGAAGTTTTGTTAGAACATAAGACCAAATTTGAGAATCGAGATAATGAGATTAAAGGAGTTTATTGCATCATTGAAAAAGAAGATGGCGAGCAAGTGTTAACTGTCATGACAAGAAAAGAAGTCGAAGCTGCTTGGAGCCAAGGGAAAACAAAAAACGTTCAAAATAAATTCCCTCAAGAAATGGCAAAACGTACTGTTATCAATCGTGCGGCTAAAAATATCATTAATACAAGTGATGATAGTGATCTTCTCATTGAAGCAATTAATCAATCAACTGAAAACGAATATGACAACGAGAGAAAAGATGTTAGCCCTATTCAAGATGTACAAGAAGAAATTGATAGTAACGCTAATCAGCAAGTCATTGATTTTAAAGACGAACCGAAAGAACAAAAGAAAGCAATGAAACAAGCTAATGCTGTTCCTGAAAGCGAAGATGCACAACAAGAAGCTCTTTTCGATGTTAGAACACCACCTATCGATCAAGTGAAACCAGGTTTCTAATTATGATTGAGATTAAGTCATATGGCTCTAGCAGCGCAGGGAATGCTTATGTGATATCTGATGGCGAGCGTTCTCTCATGTTAGAAGCCGGAATTCATTTAAAAAATATGAAAGATGTTGATTGGCAGTCGATTGATGGCTGCCTCATCACTCATGAACATGGTGACCATAGTAAATACGCGATGAACGTTATTAATCAGACTGGAATTGATGTGTTTTTAAGCGCAGGTACGCAAGAAGCTTTGAGACTACCTAGTTACCGCATAAAGACTTTAAAAGCTTTAAATCAGCAAAATATTGGGAACTGGACGGTTCTACCGTTTGATGTACAACACGATGTAAATGAACCACTAGGGTTCTTCATTCAATCGAAACATGGTGACAAGTTATTGTTTGCGACAGACACTTATTACATCAAGTACAAGCTACCTGGTATCACACACTTGATGATTGAATGCAACTATTCAATCGATATTCTAAACGAAAATGTTGAAACAGGCCAAATTGGTAACTTCCTAAGAAAGCGGATTGTAAGAAGTCACTTTGAGTTAGAAAACGTCAAACACTTTATAGAATCAAATGATATGAGCCAATTGAAAAAAGTATGGCTGCTGCATCTATCGAGTTCGAATGCAGATGCAGAACGGTTTAAAAAGGAAATACAGGCGATAACTGGCGTGCCGGTTTATATCGCTTAGAAAGGAGCTAAGGCGATGGCAAGGCCGATAAAAGAAGGACTAAGTTATTTCCCTTTAGACGTTGATTCAGATTATGATGACAAATTTCAGTTGATTGAAAGCCTTTATGGTCCTACTGGATTTGCTTCAGTAATTAAAATATTTATGAAAATTTATAGTGTTGGTTTTTACTACAAATGGGAAGAAAAAGAAGAGTTACTCATGGCGAAACGTATTGGAATTGATAGTAATTCACTGAAAAACATCATAAACGATTGCGTTAAATATGATTTATTCGATAAAGAACTATTTGATCAGCACAAAATTCTTACTAGCGATGGCATACAAAAGCGTTTCTTTACAGCTGTAGGAAAAAGAAAAGTAGGGCTAATTATTGAAGAATACCTATTGATTGAAAAGGATGAAGTAATGTCTTTGTGTCCTAAAATGACCTTTAAAAGGGTTAATCAAGAAAGAACACAAGTTAATCAAGGAACTACTGGGGTTATTCAAGAATCAAGTACACAAAGTAAAGTAAAGGAAAGTAAAGTAAATAAAACTAAAGTAAACAACAGTAGTACAGAAGAAAAAAATACTCCTGCTGCTGATCCTATATCTAAAATAAATGCTCATGAATTTTATCAAAACAACTTTGGTGTAGAAAATCCAACAACTATGCAATCAATTGATTATTGGATTGATGATTTAAGTGAAGAGTTAGTGATTGAAGCTATGAGAAGAGCTGCTATTGATCAAAAGGGTTTTAGATATGCTGAAGGCATCATGAAAAACTGGGATAAAAAGAACATTAGAACCATAGATCAAGTTGAAGCGGAAGATGTTGCTTTTGCTAACCAAAATAAAAAGAAGCCTTCGTACTCTAAACAACCGGTTAGAAAAGAAACACTCCCAGATTGGGCGCAAGAAGAATACATGCCTCCTGAAACTAAATCTGAATGGACAGCAGAAAAAGAAGAAGAATTCCAAAAACTAGCAAGGGGTGAATATCCTGAAGAATTGGGCAAATGAAATCATAGCCTATCCTTTACCGGATGGACTACCAGCTAACTATCTTGAATCGATTAAAGATGAAATGAGGAAGCATGTAGCTGAGGGCGGTAAGGTTACGGACAAGAGATCTGAAAACATATTTCTAATCCTTTGCCGCATCGTGGATACGTTCAACGGTAAAAAGATTGATTGGGATAAAACTGCAGAAAACTATTTGAAAGAGAGGGAAAAGAATGACTAAAAAGACGGTAGGTAATATTTTGGAAATGTTGTTAATTGCTATTTTGTTAGCAGCTCTAGTTATCGGTGGAGCGGAAAAAGACAGTTTGAAAGAGGAAATTGATGAGAATGAGGCGGAAATAAGCAAACTGAATGCTGATTTGAAAAGCTATGGTGGCTTGTTGTTGGAGAGAGATATTAAACTGCATGAGAAAGACAACACGATTCAGTTGCTGTCTTCGCAGAATGAAGGGCTGAAATGGCAGCTGCAAGAAGATGTGGAGAACACAAATCAATGACTAAATTTATCCCTAAAAACTACCCAAATGGATCTCGATTAAAAGCAAAACAACCATTAACTGAAACAACTGGTAACCAAAAGAAACGAACTGAAGGCGCTGCAGCAAAATGCAACGGTCAATACTTTGAAAATATCATTGAATCAAGCTGCAGGTATTATCGGCAAAAAGGAATAGCAGATATTCAAAAGACACCGGAACCCATGAAGGTTCTGAGTGTCTTGGATAAAAAGAAAGCCATATTCAAAGCTGTATTCGAAAAACAAGCTCAACCGGACTTTAAAGGAGTTCTACATGGTGGACAGACTATCATCTTCGAAGCAAAGCATACAAACGGAAAGAGCATTGCTAAAAACAGATTGAGTGATGAGCAGATAGAGAACTTTAAGAACCATAATCAATTAGGTGCTGAGTGCTTTGTGTTAGTCAGTTTTGAGATGAAAAACTTTTACAAGATACCTTGGTCTATCTGGAATGACATGGAGTTCATTTATAAAAAGAAATCTGTTAACCAGGCAGACATCAAAGGGTATGAAGTCAGTTATTTGAATGGTCGATTAAACTTTTTAGACAAGTGAGGGAAAACAAATGGAACGAACTAGGCGGTCATGGATTGGACAAGAAAAGAACGACACTTTTCCAGAAACAGTTGATCCGGATAAAAAAAGAGGCTTAGCAGATGACAAGGCATATATGCGGTCTATTCGGACTAAAAGAGCTGATAGCTTAACGATTCAAGAATTGAGAAAGATCAATGTCATTGCGTTAACTGGTATTGAAGTAAGGGATCGTATCGATGACATGCTTGCTAGTCTCTATCGTAAAAAAGCAGATGCAACAGAACATTTTGATGAAGAATCTCTTATTGGGATTATTGGAGATATTAAACTATTAGAATGCTTATTGGAGGAATTAAATTGAATAACATCAAAATGGAATTATACAGAGATCATTTTCAAAACTATAAAAGATATAACATACCAAAAGCACAACTGGTAATAGCAGATATCCCATACAACCTAGGGAACAACGCTTACGCTTCAAGTAATCAATGGTACGTTGGCGGAGATAATAAGAATGGCGAAAGTAAGTTAGCGAACACTTCTTTTTTTAAAACAGACGAGAATTTCAATTTAGCTGAATACATGCACTTTTGCAGTAAATTATTAAAAAAAGAACCAAAAGAAAAAAATCAAGCTCCAGCTATGATTGTATTTTGTTCTTACCAGCAAATGCCAATGGTTGAGGAATATGGAAGGAAATATGGTTTCGCAAAATCTTATCCACTATTTTTTATAAAAAATACCAGTTCACAAGTTTTAAAGTCAAACATGAAAATAGTTGGAGCAACTGAGCACGCTGTAGTACTTTATCGTGACAAGTTACCTAAGTTCAGAAACGGAAAAACCGAAGATGTGAAAGGTAAAATGATAAAAAATTGGTTTGAATGGAAACGTGATAGCAAAAAAGAATATCCAAGAGTTCATCCTACTCAAAAACCTGTAAATGTTATAAAAGAATTGATCGAAATTTTTACAGACGAGGGAGATGTAGTCATTGATCCTTGCGCTGGAAGTGGTTCTACACTAAGAGCTGCTTATGAGCTAAATCGAAATAGCTATGGTTTTGAAATCGAAAAAGATTTTTACGAAAAATCCAAAGAAACAATGTTGAATGTTGAACATATTATCAAAAGCGAACAACTGGAAATGGGTATTTAAAAATCGTATTTTAGGAAGAATAAAACAGACAAGGAGTGATTACATGAGCAGAAATATAATGGATATTGTCGGTTCAAATGTTGCTTATTATCGTAAAGAGAAAGGGATGACGGTTGAAAAGTTAGCTAGACGTATGTTGATTCCGCCAGCGATCGTCAGAGAAGTTGAGGTTGGAAAACGCGGGATGAATATACGGACCTTAGCTGATTATTCTAAGGTGCTAGGCGTATCGGTGGTATTTTTAGTCGCAGATAGAGGCGAAGAGTGATGAGCCAAGAGTACGCTGTCTATAAAGGCGATGATCTATTATGCATCGGAACCGCAGAAGAATGTGCTGAAGCTTTGAACGTGACAAAGCAGACTATCTTGTTTTATCAATACCCGAGTTATCAAAAAAGAGCTAAAAATGCAGTAAACAGACGGATAGCGATACCGTTGGAGGAGGACGATTAAATGAATAAACAAGATTTGATTAACCATATAGAAGAAGTTAAAGGTGATAAACCACACTATCGAGAGCAGTATCATCTAGGAAGATGGCAAGCAATTGAAGGTATGTTAGAACTAATCGATCAACTAGACGAACCAGAACAAGTGGTATGTGCAGAAAACGAACGAACCACTCAACTTGTTGAGATTCCGCAGTTTGTGGCTGATTATATAGAATTTTGTAAAAAACATGGATGGACACTCTCAAGAGCAATTAACCATATGTCAACTTTGTCAACGAAGGTTAATGATTATTTACACGTTGGTCGCGATAGCGATGAACATCAGGAACTTTTGCTCGTGCGTGGCTCTACGGCTACACAATCGAATCACCAAAAACCTTACAAGTAATCGTCAAAAACTACGACAGCACGGTTTACAAAACAGAACTACCAGAAGACGAAGCGATGAAGTTGATTGAGGGGTGGAAGGAATAATGTGGATAGTATGGGATAAAGAAGATGGTTTAGTCTGTATAGGGGACTATGTGTTCTGTTTAGAAGCATATAAAAAACATAAAAAATATGCAGAAAATTATTTATACAATAATGACGAGTTATCAGAAGAGGATATAGGCTATCAAGTAATCATGGCAAAGGCAGAAGAGTGTATAGGATTATTTGAGAATCCTGAGGGTTTGTATTCTTTGGAAGAATTGTCTGGCACAGATTCGATTGAGGGGTGGAAGGGATGAATAGAAACCAAGAAGCTGTATTGAAATGGTTAAAGAATAATGTAGAAAAAAGTAGGTTTGGTGTAATAAACGAATTAAGTAATGCTGTCAGTTACATTGACGGCGAAGCAAGCAATGCATACAACCTTCTTAGTTGGAAGGAAGAATTAGAGGTTACCAAAGTTCTTGTAGAGTGGGAATTAAACAAGGAGCGACCACCATGCTAACCAAACTACTAGACTGGCTGTTTCCGGAATTCGAAGAACACCACAGGGAGGAATTATAGTTGACCGACTTAGTAAAAATGTACTGTGACGTAATTTTGAAAAAGATAGTCACTAAAATTCAAAGAGATCAGAAAGCTAAAAACCGAGCAGAAGAAAGACGTTCAGAAAATTCGTTGGATGGGAAAAGCGTACGAACGCAACGACATTGGAAAGCAGCAGCTGACTCTGAATTTTATTATAACGAGATGGTCAAAGGTTATCGGCAGATGAAAGAGCTAGATAGACTGACGAGCTGGAGCGATAATCTGCACCAAGAACGGTTTAAATTTATGGAGAAATACGAGGAAGTATTAGAAGAGTATATCGGTTATCACAAGGAGGTTGTTTAATGATATCAACTAAAAGCGATCGAATTATTAAACACAATTTAAGAGTTATTCAATTGATTCTAGATGATATTTATGAAAAATCAGATACACAAGATATGTTCGTTCATAATGAATTGGAAAAAATTCAAGAGAGCATAAAATTTTTAGCAGAAATATTTAAGAAATATTAGGAGGAAATATTGTGAGCGGAACAAAAACAGAAATAATATTATCTGACACTTTGCAAAACGCTAAAAAAGGCATTGAAAGCTTTATAGAAACAAACAAACACAAAATCCAAACTGTTGTAAATATCATCCCTCATGTTGATTTAAAGGGAAGCGAGTTCGGAATAAAGCTCATTTATATACCTAAGGAGGATGCTGAATGAAAGTAAAGGAGCTAAAAGAGTATTTGTCAACTTTGCCTAATAATATGGAAGTAACTATAAGCGATGGTAAAGGTTATTTGATCGACGTGAGTGGCGTAAATCAGACGATAACACGAGAATTTGAATCAACAGATTTAGAAACTCAGGTTGTTGTTATCTACCCAATGTTTGTTGAGGAGGATGCGGAATGATCAATAGAGTCGTTTTAGTTGGAAGACTGACTAAGGAACTTGATTTACGCTATACAGGAAACGGAACAGCAGTTGGATCTTTCACGATGGCAGTCAATAGACAATTCACGAACCAAAAAGGCGAACGAGAAGCAGATTTCATCAACTGCGTAATTTGGCGGAAATCAGCAGAAAATATGGCGAAATATACGAAGAAAGGTTCTATGGTCGGATTAGAAGGCAGAATTCAAACAAGGAGTTATGATGATAAAGACGGAAAAAGAGTTTATGTGACAGAGGTAGTTGTTGATTCTTTCTCATTATTGGACACAAAGCAAGCGAATAGCGGAACTTCAACAGGTCAGCAGACAAATACGCAGCAACAGAATCAAAGTAGCACCACAAGCAACTATGGAACGAATAACAATTATCAAAAGCAAAGCGATCCGTTTGAGAAGAGCAGTCAGCCAATGGATATCGATGAAGATGATTTACCGTTTTAATAGAGGGACTAAATGACCGATAATGATATTAAAAGGTAACTGGTACAACGAAAATCATCAGGAGGGTTAATTATGATTAACTACGATCAATTTACACTAGAACAATTGAATGTTTTACTCACTCAAGAAAGTAAAAAACTTGAAAAGCTAACAAACGAAGGGGTTTTAGCTTTTCAGCAGGTCGCTCGTATAACCGACATCATGGAAACGATAGGCTATAGATATATTGACTTTGCAGAGAAGATGCGAAAAGGTGAACCAGTAGATTTTGAATAGGGAGGGTAAGTGATTGAAATACACTGACAAAGATTTAGAAACATTTTTGTTTAATTTTCGTTATCTAAAAAGTGAGATATCTGAAGAAGGCATAATGGCCCCGTTTAAACTAGAAGACACAAATACGGGCGGCGGAAGGAGTGGCTTTGTAACGAATCCAACTGAGTCTGTCGTCATGCAATTAGTAGATAATGAAACATTAGCAAACAAAATATATTTTTCTATCAAGATAACATACGCCAACATGTCTTTGGATAAAAGAAAAGTGATGGAAGATTTTTATTTCTATAGAGAATTTGGTGTAAAAGACAATGAAATCGCTGATAAATTAAAAACAGATCGTAGTAATTTGTGGCGTTGGAGGAAAGAAATACTTAAAACATTCAGAAATGTGTTGGATAAAGCGATAAAAGAATGAAAACCGCAACACTATGCAACGTGTTGCAACAAAATGCAACACTTTGAAACTTAAAAAGTGATAAAATGGTAGTGTGGAATATTGAATCAAATGCCTCCTTTTGGAAACTCCTGCATTAATTTGTAGGAGTTTTTGGTATAATGAAAAAAAGGAGTGTAAGTTAATGAATGAAATTGCTATTGACGACATTAATGCTTTGTTAAAAGATACTGAAAAAGAGTATTTAATTATTGTATTTGGTGGAATTCACTTGCCGAAGTACGATAGCCTTGTATATTGCCACAATAATAATATATACGCATTGAATCATGATATTAAGGATAGGTTTACGTATTATTTAGATGAAAACGAACTTGATAGCTTTAATAAATATTTAAGATTCGCTTTGTCGACTCATAATTATAATGAAATAAAATTAAAAAAACTAAAAGATGTTCTAAAGGAACTAAAAACAATGGGATACGAAAAGCTTGATTATATTGAATTATAGACACAAAAAAGAATTGCCTTAAGTTCAGACCTCGATTGAGGTCTTTTTTAATACATAAAATTACAAAACAAACACGAATGAGTGAGGTGGTGCAAATGAATGGCTAGGTCAAGAAGCCCAAACCGTGATAAGGCCTTTGAAATATTCAAAGAACATAACGGGATTATCAAAAACAGAACAATTGCTGAACAATTAGGTATCTCAGAAAAAACAGTCGGCGGATGGAAATCTAAAGATAAATGGTTAGAAAAAACAAGTGGAGTACTCCAATCAAACGAACGGAGTACTCCACTAACTACGTCTAAGAAAAAAGGTGGACAATTACGTAATCAAAATGCTGTTGGTAACAAAGGCGGCAGTGCTCCCAAAGGAAATAAGAATGCCGTAACTCATGGCTTCTTCGCTAAATGGCTTCCTGAAGAATCACAAGAGATTATGGAAGCCATTCAAAATAGAGACCAAGCAGACATGCTTTGGGATTCAATCATGTTCCAATATACCGCCATTATAAGAGCGCAGAAGATTATGTTTGTTCAAGATCAAGACGATATGACCAAAGAAAAAACTGGCGAATCATGGGGCGAATCTGGCGGCGGAGAAACCTTCACTGTTCAATTCGCCTGGGATAAACAAGTCACTTTTATGAATGCTCAATCAAGAGCCATGAGTGAGTTGCGCTCTCTCATCAAACAGTTTATTTCTTTTGCTGATGAAGCCGATGAACGAAGATTGAAGTTAGACCAAATGCAAACTGGTTTAGAACTAACTAAAGCCCAGTTATACAGAGTTAAAGCTGAAAACGGCGATTTTGATGATGAGATAATTGAAGATGATGGCTTCATGGATGCTATAAAAGGCATGGTCACAAACAAAGAGGTGTGGCCGGATGAAGACTAGATTTAAACGGAAACGTGCAACTTTTATATTCAGCCCGTTCTCTACTAAGCAGCTTCAAGTGTTAAGTTGGTGGGAACATCCAAAGCATAAAGAGAAAGATGCAATTATATGTGATGGTTCTGTTCGTGCAGGTAAAACGTTGATTATGTCATTGTCCTATATTATCTGGTCCATGCAGTCATTTGATGGCCAACAGTTCGGGATAGCCGGTAAAACCATTGGATCTCTAAGACGGAATGTTATTAATCTACTCAAAACAATTCTTTTCTTTAGAGGATACAAGGTTAAAGATTTACGAAGCGATAATATTCTTGAAATAACTAAAAAAGGAAAAACAAACCACTATTTCTTATTTGGTGGTAAAGATGAATCCTCACAAGACTTAGTCCAAGGGCTAACAGCTGCAGGGTTCTTTTTTGATGAAGCAGCATTAATGCCGAAATCATTTATTGACCAAGCAACAGCGCGTTGTTCGGTTGAAGGCGCAAAGCTTTGGTTTAACATGAACCCGGAAGGCCCGTATCATTGGTTCAAATTAGAGTGGATAGATAAGCTAATCGAAAAGAACGCTCTTCACATCCACTTTACGATGGACGACAACCCTTCTTTATCGGATAAAGTGAAAGAACGTTATAAACGCATGTATTCTGGTGTGTTTTATTTGCGTTTCATCTTAGGTATGTGGGTGATGTCGGAAGGAATCATTTACGATAACTTTGATAAAGATACCATGGTGGAAGACTTACCAGAAGATGCTGTGTGCGATAAGTACTATGTGTCAATTGACTATGGGACTCAAAACCCAACAGTCTTCTTGTTATGGGGACGGTATAAAGGCACCTGGTATTGTTTAGATGAGTATTATCATAGCGGGCGAGAAAGCAGCAAGCAAAAAACAGATAAACAATACAGTGATGATTTAAGAGAGTTTGTAGGCGACAGAAAGCCAACGATTATCGTTGACCCTTCTGCTGCCTCTTTTATTGCCCAATTACGGAATGATGGCTTTACAGTCGAAAGAGCTAAGAATGATGTATTAGACGGAATAAGAGCAACACAAACAGCTATGAATGAAGGAACAATCAAATTTACGAGTAAGTGCAAACACCTATTTAAAGAGTTTGCATCATATGTTTGGGATGAAAAGGCTGCTCTTAGCGGAACAGATAAACCAATTAAAGAGCATGACCACTGTGCAGATGCACTAAGATACTTTGTATTCAAAGTTATCTTCAAGAAACAAGCTAAGACCGGTAAGAAGTCTAAATACGGCATAAGATAAGGAGGTAAACCATGGCGATAGCAATTGATAGAGAATTGGCAGGAGATATCAACAATCCTTCTACCGCTGTTTTAAAATACTGCATAGATCAGCATCAAAAAGAATTAGAACGACTTCAAAAGCTATCAGATTATTATGATGGTAAACATGAAGTGTTGGAACGAAAGCTAGATAATGAAAATACGAAAAACAATAAAGTGATGGTCAATCATGCTAAGTATGTGACGGATATGAATGTTGGCTTCTTAGTTGGAAATCCTATCTCATACAGTTCCGGAAAGGATAAGAATATTAATCCAGTTTTAGAAGCATACGAAGAAATGGACGTTGTTTCTCATGATACGGAATTGGAGAAAGACTTATCTGTTTTCGGTATTGCTTTAGAACTAATTTACCTAAGAAAAGTTCCAGGTAAGGAAAACAAAACTGAAACAAGAATTAAAGTTGTAGATCCGCGGGGTATTTTCTTAGTAACAGATGACACGATTGAAAAGAATCCTTTATTTGCCGTTCATTATTACAAGAAATTTGATTTAAACGGCAAGTTGATTGGATGGTTGTTCAATATTTACACACCTAAGACTATCATCACACGTAAAGCGAAGGATTTAGCCTTAACTGATGTGACAATCGACAAAGCAGTACCTCAATACTTCGGAGGTGTACAAGTCATTGAGTACCGTAACAATGAAGAAAAGCAAGGTGACTTTGAGCAAGCTATCACTTTGGTTGATGCATACAACGTGCTACAGAGTGACCGAATAAGCGACAAGGAAGCTTTCATTGATGCATTGCTTATTATCTATGGGTTTACATTGGAAGGTAGTGTCAAAGATGGTTTGATTGAGGCTCCTGGCAAAGGAGAAGATGGAGCGGATGCTGAATGGCTGACTAAGACTTTCGATGAGTCTCAGGTCCAGCTGCTTTCTAAATCAATCGAGGACAATATTCATAAGGTCACTTATGTGCCTAACATGAATGACGAGAACTTTGCTGGGAACATTAGTGGAGAGGCTATGAAATATAAATTGTTTGGTCTGCTACAGTTGATGTCCATTAAATCACGCTACATGACTAAAGGATTGCGACAAAGGCTACAATTGATGGCTAATGTATTGAATGTAAAAGGTGGAAATGTTGATGCTAGTGGGGCTAAAATCAAAATCAAACCTAACTTACCAATCAACACAAGTGATATCATCGATCAAATTGTTAAGGCGGTTGAAATCTTACCTTTAGAAACTCTTCTTTCATGGCTGCCAGATATTGATGATCCGGGCGAAGAAATCAAGAAACTGATTGATCAAAAGAAACAAAACATTGAATTAGCCAATAAAATGGGCGGTACAGGTGCTAGTCACGATAACTTAGACGACGAACCAGAGGAGGATGAAGATGAAGTATCAGAAGATTAAGAAAGAAATTATTGATGCGATTCAAATCCAGAAAGAAATCCTGAATGAAGTTTTATCTTTTGTTGGAGAAGATCACTTAATGGTTGGAGAAGTAGAAGAATTTGCTGAAAGGGTAGAAATCAAAGGATTATACGTCCAAACGATGAAAGGAACAGAACGCGCTTCTTTTGGTGATTATATCATTCGAACTGATGAGGGATATATTGTCATGAATGGCACTTACTTTGAAACGTTATATGAGAAGGTGGCAGAATGATTCAAGCAACTTTTAACAGGAATGACAAAGGCGAGATCGTTTCTTTCAAAGTAGAGGGTCATGCTGGTTATGCTCCTTCTGGACGCGATGTGGTTTGTGCTGCTGTGTCAGCATTAGTTGTTGGAACGATTAATGGAATAGAAGTTTTAACTGATGCAACTTTTGATACTACGGTAAGTCACGGATTTACAAGCGTGGAGATTAAAGAACCAACTGCATATAGTAATATTCTTTTGAACTCGATGTTACTTTCGTTAGAAGGAATACAAGAAGAGTATCCAGATAACGTAGTAATAAATAATATTTAATAAAACCTCCTTTTCTTTTTATGTCTATAAAGGATATAATTCAAGAAAAAAAGGAGTATAGAAAATTGGAATTTATAAGTGTTGGAGTATCTATAGTAAGTTTAATATTGGTTGGTGTTAATATTATTGTTACCATTTATATGAATAACAAAAAAATAAAAGCGGATCTTGTTTCAAAAGCAAGAATTGAGTGGATTCAAGAAGTTAGAAGAGAAACATCGGAGTTGTTAATTCTGTATTACAAATTATTCGATAAAAATCAGAAAAATGATTCATCGGATATTATGCTAAAAATAAAAGAGAAAACTGAATTATTAATATTGTTCTTTGGACCTGATGAAAACAATAACAATTCAGATTTTTCTAAAGAAGTTTTTATTAAAGAAGACAACACGATAGGATTGAGCGAAGACGCTGTCGCAAAATTATTTAACACAGTTAACAACGATTTTAAAAATGAATATATAGTTACATATCTACAGGTGCTATTTGAGTACTTTGAAATGTACTATGAAAATATAAACTCTAAAATCCTAGATAACTTACAGCAATCTAGAAATAATGCTATGAATGAAATGTATGAATTTCCAGAACAAGAATATGATACGTACGAAGTAATGGATGAAGACTCCGGAGAAGTGATGACTATAAAAGAACATAAATATATAAACTTAAATGCTAAAAGCCAAGTAAGTAATATTGACAAAAAAATAAAAGTATTTCTTACGCCATCTAATGAATATAAAAACTATCTCTATAAGTTGAATAATATTATGAGGTTATATTTAAAAAACGAGTGGAGTAAAGCTAAACAAGGTAAGTAAGATAAGAGGATTAAGTTAGAGTCCTTTTTATTTTACCCAGAAAGGATAGTGACTAATGACCAAAAAGAAAAAGAAGCTGCCTTACTGGGATAGACGAGCGATTGATCAAGATGTAAAGGTTCATGATGAGTTGAATGTCATTGAAAACAAAGTCATGAAGTCCTATCAAAAAGCACAGTCTTATTTAACGGATGAAGTTAAAAAGATATACAGGCGCTATCTTGCTAAAACTGATTTATCAGAAGCAGATGTTAAACAGATACTAAATACTTCAGCTAGTCCAAATGAAATTGCAGAATTAAGCTCTCTTATCAAAACTGTAAAAAACTTAGATGTTAAAGAACAAATGCAAAACTATTTAACCGGGTTAGCAGTTAAGAGTCGTATCACTCGATTAGAAGACTTGAAGGCAAAGTCTTATCTGGTATCTAAACAAGTAGCAGATGTGCAGCTTAGGCGGTATACTGATTACTATATTGATGTCATCAAAGAATCCTACAATCAAGCGAGTGCTGAAGCGATCATTGGCAAGTCTGAATCAGCTTTAAGATTATATGATGATGGCCGGTACCCAACTTATACATTTAATGATGCAGATTCATTTATTGTTCTCAGAGATTCTGAAACGAATAAGAAAATTAAAACGATTAAACTTAAAGATGAAAAAGACATTCCTAAATTCAAAGAAATGTCTACTAAGCAAGTCCGGAACGTTCTCGATACGAATTGGCAAGGCTCTAACTATTCAAAACGAATTTGGAATGACACGGATCTATTAGCCAGGAAATTAGAAGAACTTTTTACCGTTGAAGCAATGACAGGTATGTCTGAAAGAGATATGGTCAAAGAGATACAAAAGGTTTTTGACGTTTCTAGGGGTGTAGCAAGACGTTTAATCAGAACTGAAGCAAACTATATGGCCGGGCAAGGAAAGCTCAAAGGTTGGATAGCACAAGGTGTTGAGTACTATGTCATTGTGGCCACCTTAGATTTACGAACGTCTAAGTTATGTCAGGATCAAGATGGAGAGAAGTATAAAGTATCTGAAGCGAAAGTAAATGTAAACTATCCGCCCTTCCACCCTTGGTGTAGATCAGTTGCTAGAGCATGGTTTAACGAAAAGACATTAAGCGGGAAACGATTCGCTAATGATCCAATCTCAGGTAAACAATTTGAAATATCTCATGCGGATTCCTATAAGAAATGGGAGCAGATGCTAATTGATCAGCACGGTAAAGAGGATTTACAGTTAGCCAGAAAGAAAGTTAAGAACTTTAACGCAGACTTAAAACAATTCAATCGTTATAAATCAGTTATTGGTCCGGAAAATACACCTAAAACATTAGATGATTTCCAAGATATGAAGTATAATGAGGGCAGGGATTATAAGCTTATTAAAACAGATTATAATCGTAGAATGAAGCTTAAAAGTAATCCGGAGTTAAAGTTACCAAACGCTGAAGTAGTAAAAGCAGATGATTCTAAATTCGTAAATTATTTATTTGATCGAAATAGTGAAACAGGGTATCCGAAAGGAAAACTAATAACTTCTAAACTTGGATATGACTTATCAAACTACAGTGAATTTAAAGATGAAATCATTGCTAATGCTAAAAATTATCCATCAATCCATAAAGGCGACAACAAATATGGTTCACGATATGAAGTGAATATGATTCTATATAATAAAAATAAAGAGCCAGTCAATTTAAAGACCGCTTGGTTAGTTAATGGAGAAAGTACTCATTTAACAACTACCTTTATAGAGGAGGCAAAAGGATGAAAATAAAAGTATATGATGATGTTCTTTTAAAAGATGGCAGAAAAGGAACGTTGATTGAACAATATGACGAAACACATTTTATGATTGATGTCAGTCCTTCTGCTACCGAACCGGTTTTCGAGGACATTGGTATTGAAGATATTCAAAAAGTAATAAGAAAATCAAATGCATAAAACAGCACGTAGCCAAATAAATGAGCTAGGTGCTATTTTTGTACACTTTTTTTAGGAGGTCCATATGATTGATATTGAAATATCTATAACCGATATTGAGCCTACTTCTGACTTTATAGAAGGTATAGCGAATGCGGTCAGCTATTTGCGGTATAAAAATAACCCTACGGCAATGGAGCAAAGAATCATTGATACGTATGACTCTTTTGACAGCAAGATTGATAAAGACATCGATGGGAAACCTAATTTAAAATTATTGTGAGGTGATTAAATGATATTTGTACGGGTTTTTATTGCTTTAATCACCTTTATTGGCATGTTTGGAGCAATTGGCGAGAGAGAAAATGATCAGTTACGCTCTGGGATGGTTGTCATTGTTTGTTTTGGGATTGTAGCTTTGTTAGGAACGTTATTATTTTAAATGAATGGGAGTGAGTAAATGAAAGCTAGAAAGAAACCATTAGTAATTAATGTAGTTAGGTTAAAAAAGGATGGTTCTAATATCTTTGAAGTTCAAGATTTTGTAGGTAAGTGGCTTGTTTATGATCCTAATAAAAATCAATATTTCATCCAAACATTAGAGGGAAATATGTACGTTTCTTTAGGTGACTACATTATCAAAGGTGTAAATGGAGAGTTTTATCCATGCAAGCCGGATATTTTTGAAAAAACTTATGACATCATAAATTAACAGACTGATAAGAATAAATAATTAAACTAAAAATACCGCCTCGAAGAGACGGTATTAAAAAACATACTATTCTTGTTCTTGCTTGATTAACGAAACAGGAAACATATTTTCTTCAGAAAGCATATAGAAATCAATTGTCATTCCAGTGTTGATATTTTTAAGGTTATATATACAATTTGTATCTTTTACAATTGGGTTTAAAAACTCTGCATCGTATTGTTCTACAAAAGATATGATATCACGTAAAACCAAATCTGGATAAGCAACATAACTTTCTACATTGGCTCCAGATTTTTCAGGTCCAAAAGCAAATTCAAAAAAAGAACTCCTAATTGTTTGTAAAGTGCTGCTATGCTCAATAGTAAAAGCATCATGATTTTTATCGTATCCCCACATAGCATTGAAACGTAATGTATGTGGTTGTTCGTAATCTTCGTACCTTAAGAACTGACCTGTATATAAGATGCCATCCATTTTAAATAGCATATTAAATTTTTGTTTACCATGTTTGTTAATGATTGTCCTTACCATATGTTCAGCTAAAATCATTTTACAATAATCCATTTTATCACCTCCCTATATGTAGTTAGTATAACGTTTTCATTTATAAAAACATATATTTTTTAAGAAAGTCGCTACCAAAACGGTAACGGCTATTTTTATTGTCCTTTTTCTTGTTGCGGACGTCATAAAGAACAACTAGAAAACATAAGTGTGTGAGTGTTTAATAACTTATATCGAAAAGCAATAATCGTTGTGTGTGGGCCTTAATGGTGTGCATGGGATGCAATTTGCTGATGTAAGGGTAAATGTTCATGGGCTAAAAAGGAGAGAAACAACATGCCAAAAATGTCTTTAAAAGAAAGCTTATTAAATAGTAAAAATTTGATGCCTTTTAAACTCCAACTATTCGCTGATGGTGACGATCCTGGAACAGGAGGCGGCGAAGGAGATAAAGGCGGAGGTGATCCAAATACGTCTAGCGGAGAAGGTGGCGAACCTTTAACGTTTGCAACAGAAGCGGAACGTGACAGCTATTTCGATAAACGCACAGCTAAAGCTTTAGAAACAGCGCGGGCTAAATGGGAAGCAGATACTCAAACTAAAATTGAAGCTGCTAAAACTGAAGCCGAAAAGATGGCTCAAATGACTGCTGATCAAAAAGCAGAACATGAAGAGCAAGAACGTTTGAAGAAAATCAACGAACGTGAAGCGGATATCACTCGTCGTGAATTGCGTGCTCAATCACTGGAAAAACTAGCTGAGAAAGAACTGCCAAAAGAATTGATTGATGTTGTCGTATTTACCGATGCAGATTCTTGTAATGCTTCTATTGATGCTATTGAAAAAGCATTCCGTAAATCAGTTGAAGATGGTGTAAATAAGCGATTAGCTCAATCAGCTGATGTACCAGGCTCCGGAAACACAAGCACAGCTATTAGCCAAGGTGAAGCAATGGCCAAACAATTAAACGAACAATCAAAACCAGCAACTAAATCATTTTGGGATTAAAAGGAGGAAATAAATAATGGTCTATGTAGGAAAAAGAGAAACAGTAGAAGAAATTAATTTTATGGGAAGCGCACATTTCATCAGCTTTACTAAACAAGCAGAAACGTCAATAGCAACTGCAGGTAATGATGGTCGCAAAATTTTACCGGCAGGAAGTGTCTTCCCGGCAAATGATGCAACGGCGGAAGGTATCACTATTAACCCAGTTGATGTGACTGATGGACCTCAACCAGTAGGCGTTATCGTCGAAGGCTATGTAATTGCTGAGCGATTACCAGTTGAGCCATCTGAAGAAGCAAAAATAGCAATGAAAGAAATCAAATACCGCTAAGACGGATTGAAGGAGGAAATTAACACTATGAAGAAAAATAAATATTTTCAAATGAATTTACAGCGTTTTGCTGCTAAAAGTATTTTAGATCTATTTAACCAAAAGGAAGTGTTGGACTACACGCGTAACCGTGAACTCCCTGTTTTGTTAGGAGAAACATTATTCCCAGCACGTAAAACACAAAGCTTAGAGTTGGAACAAATTACAGGTGGCGGAAGCTCACCAATCATTGCTTCTGTACATGCATTCGATACTGAATCTGAAATTGGTTCTCGTCAGGCTGCTAAAGCAACTCTGGAATTGGCATTGATCAAACGTAAAATGCAGTTGAAAGAAAAAGATATCATTGCGTTGGAAAATCCACGTACACCAGCAGAACAACAATACTTGATGAGCCAAGTATTTAATGACTTAGATGTATTGGTTCGTGGAGTGAATGCCCGTACAGAGTTAATGCGTATGGAAGTATTAGCTAACGGTAAAATTAAAATCAATGAAAATGGCTTAGATGCAACCATTGACTATAATGTGCCAGCTGATCATAAAGAAGCATTGTCTGGTACAGATTTATGGACAGATCCCCTAGCTAAACCTTTAGAAGACATTGATCGTTGGATTGAAGCGATGGACACAACTCCAACTCGTGCATTGACCTCTAAAAAGGTATTGAATGCTTTGCTACGCCATCCTCAAGTGAAAGCTTCTGTATTTGGCAGCGACACTGGCAAAGTATTGACTCGTGCTGAATTAGACGCATTTATGCAATCTAACGGAATGCCAGTTATCCGCACCTATGATGAAAAGTACCGGAAACAAAATAAAGATGGCAGCTATACAAAAGCTCGCTACTTCCCTGAAAACAAATTTGTTATGTTTAACGATGATTTGTTAGGAGAAACGATCTATGGGCCTACAGCAGAAGAAAACCGCTTGTCTCGTGACCCTTCAATCGATACTAGCATGGTTGGTAATGTCTTTACTGCCGTGTACGAAGAAAGTGCTGACCCAGTTTCTACATGGGAAAAAGCTGTTACTGTAGCCTTGCCTTCATTCGCAGCTGCTGATGAAGTGTTCCAAGCTCAACCAATCGCATAAATAAGAGGAGGATTTGGATATGATCGTTAAAGTTAAAGACATGCCGGTATTTTATGATGGAGAACGTCATGAAGCTGGAGAAGAGTTCGAAATCAAGAAAGAGGATCATAACGATGCGCTTTTTTCTGTTGTCAAAGAAACTTCTGATATTGATAAACCCGAAGATGTAAGTAAATTAAAAAAAGAAGAGCTGCAAGCTTTGCTTGATGAAAAAAGAATTGAATACGAAGCTGCAGCAACTAAAAATGATTTGCTTGCATTGCTAGAAGCCGCTAAGTAGAAAGGACGATAACTAATGAGCGACAAAGTTATTAATAGGTTTGTGCACCATAGAGACAATGATCGTTTATATAATATTGGAGATGTTTTTCCACATAAAGATAGTTCGATAAAAGTAACTGAAGAAGAATTAGAAACTTTAAGAACAAACAACAACAGTTCAAAAGTTCCTTTCATTATGGATGAGAATACGAAAGAAGCTGATGAAGATAAGCCACTAAATAAGTACACCAAAGAAGAGCTTAAAGTTCACTTAAGTAAAAATGGCGTGCCTTTTGATGAAGATGCTAAGAAAGACGATTTACTAGCATTAGCTAAAGACGGTGAAGAATAGGAGTGGTCCTATTGGAAAAATATGATTCAGAAAAACAATTTAATATTTTATTGAGAAGATATAAAGAAATCGAAGTACTGTCTGATGAAGCAGAGCTGTTAAGAGATGATTTCAACGACGCGGAACAAGAAGCTTTGAACTATTGTAATCGAACAGATCTTGACATCGGTATGGCTTCTAGTGTTCGTGATCTAGCAAAAATACGGTTTAATCAAAGAGATACTGAAGGAGAGACGTCACGGTCAGAAGGTGGCGTCTCTCAATCTTTTGAAGAAGGGATTCCTAAAAAGATTCGCAGTCAATTAAACAGCTATCGAGTAGCGAGAGCGAGGAAACTTTCATGAGACTAAGAGAACGTGACCTTTCTACTGTCTATTTGAAGCGGTGGCAAGAGATTGAGGATGATGAGGGTAATTCTATCAAAGGTTATTCAGATGAAGCTATTGAGCTTAGAATGAACGTACAAAGTGCCGGTGGGCAGATTGCAGCTACTCTTTATGGTTCAGAATTGCCTTATGTCAAAGTTTGTAAGTATCAAGGAAATACTAACATCCAAGAAAAAGACGGCATTTGTCTATACGTTGATAAAAAAGAAAAGCCTGATTATGAAGTGATTTCCATCCAACCTTTTTCTACTCACTTGAATATCACGCTTAAAAGGATTTGATGCAATGGGTGTAGAAATTAAAGGTTTAGGTAAGTTTAATCAGCAAATGAAATCAATACCTAATTTGGTTTCTAAGGCTGTTGAAAGTGCCAATGAAGAATTAGTCGAATTGGTTCGTGGAGACGCAGAAAGTAACCTTGCTTCAAGTGTGAAACACGCTAGCGGTGAGCTAGTTGGAAGTTTAAAAACAGAAGTAGCTACTAACGGAAAAGGTAGCAGTACCGGGCGTGTATGGACAGATAAAAAAACTGGAATCTTTAGAGAATTCGGAACTGGACCGAATGGAGAAGCTTCTCAAAAAAACTTACCAGAAGGTATCTATCCTGTTTACACGCAAACGCCTTGGTTCTTTCCTGTTGATTCAGTTGATCAAGACTTAACTGCTTTATATGGCATGTTTAAGATCACAATCAAAGGAAAAGAATTCTACAAAACAAGCGGACAACCTGCTAGACCTTGGCTTTATCCAGCTTTAAAATCTGGAACAAAAGATTCTGAAGAGATCGTCAAGCGCCATGTAACAGATCGATTAAGAAAGGGGCTTAGATAATGGATGTCATCAACATTAAGCCTATTATCGTTAGTTTATTGAAAGAAATACCTGAGATTAAGAAAGTGGCAACGGAATACCCAGTGATTTGGACGATATTTCCTAGTGCTATTTATCGTACAACTCAAACACCTTATGCAATCGATGCAGATAAAAATGAACTGCAAACCTTATGGACAGTCACGATTGATCTATATTCTGACACAAGCTTAACTTCTATTGTTTCGAAAGTATCCGAAAAAATGAAGAGCATTGGCTTTGTGGGGAACGCAGTAGATTCAAATACAGCTTCATTAATTCGGGTAACTCGTGAATTTAAAGCAATTGTAGACAATGAAACAAGACAAACCTATCAACTATAGAAACAGGAGGAATACAAACATGAAAAAACAATTATTAAACAGTACAAAACTAGCCAAAATGGACTTACAACGGTTTGCTGATGATCCAGTAGGCCTTTTATCTAAAGGGTCAACATTAGGCTATAAACCAACTGGTGCAGAACCAGGAACATTCACAACTATCGGATCAGTAACTTCTATTCCAGACATTGGTTCAGAACCAGAAAAAGTTGACGTAACAACATTAACTGACTCAAAACGTCAATACATTAAAGGTCTGCAGGATCAAGACAACTTAACATTTGCTGCAGTGTATCGGAAGTCAATCTTTAACACATTGAAAGCAGCTGAAAAGACGGATACCGTTTACGATTGGAAAATCACTTATCCGGATGGCACATCATTTACGTTCACAGGCGCATTTTCATTAGTATTTAACGGCGCTGAAATCAATGGCGCTTTGGCATTCCAAATTATTGTCGTGGTCTCAAAAGGACCTGACTTTGTGCCTGCACCCTAAGGATCCCGAAGAAGTCGAACCAGAACCTGAAGAGGAATAGGCAAGACGAGGGAGTAATCACATATTTAGCAGAAGACTAGTTTATTCTAGTCTTCTTTATTTTTATATAAAAATTGGAGGAAATTATACATGGCTACTTTATTAAAAACGAAAAAAGTTCATTTCGGTGGAAAAGAATTGGTTTTACGTCTAGATGGAAAGACGATCGTTCAAATTGAGAATAAATTAAATAAGAACTTATTATCACTTTTTATTGACAACGGAAAAATGACATTCCCTAAAACAGGTGAAATGCTGTTGATTCTACATGCTGCAAATACTACTCACGGTATTAAAGAGTCAGATATGTACGACTTGTTGGATATCTATTTATCTACTGGTAAAAGCACGACTGACCTAATGACGATTATTCAAGAGTTACTGGATGAAGCCGGTTTTTTCGGAAAGAAAGAGACGGAAGAAGAGAACCAAGATGGGGGATTGGTACTGCTAGAGGAACCGGAAGCGAATCTAGAGGAACACAGCAGCCTTCTGGAGTAAAAACCTATGAACGAGTCACAGACCTTTTAAATGATATGGAACCTGCAGCAATTGATTATGGAATCCCGGCTACTGAATATTGGATGATGACTTTTGGAGAGATTATGGCACAAGTTGAGTCAAATAAGCGTAAGCGTGAGACAGAACTGAAAGAGAAAGCCATGTTTGACTACAAATCAGCTCAATTGAATATGTATGCATTCAACGATCCGAGCAAGATGCCGACTGCAGAAAAACATTATCCGTATCTAGTTGATGAAAAAGTAAGAAAGATCGAACAACCTGAACCAGATTTAGAAGATTGGCAATCTGATAAAGCATTAATGATGCAGCAAGCTATGCAGATTAAAGCAACAAGAGATAGAAGAAAACGAATGGGAGGTGAGTAAGTGGATTTAGAGACACTACAAGTCGTGCTAGAGATGAATACGGAGAAGGTTCAAGCTGGTATTGATAAAATTTTACCTTCAATTAATAATATGATGGGAAAAATTGAACGTGTAACTGGTAAATCAATGGACCAGACAGAAAAGAACCTGGACATTGATAAAGGTGCAACGAACATTGAGAAGCAGCTAGAAAAGATGAATAACATAATGGAAAAACAAATGGCTGTTATGGAAAAAGTAACCGAAAGAACTTCTGCTAATGTTGGTAAAAGCATGTCAAAAGGCTTTGCTAAAGGACGTACACAAGTGAACAAAGATGTAGATGCCCTCGTTAAAGATATTAATGCAAAAATGATGCAAGCTAAGTCGCAACAAGAGAAGCTAGCCTTTCTTAAAACGCAACGTCAAGCAGCTACTAACGTTGGCGATACAAGTGGTGTAGTGAAATTTGATGAACAAATAGCAAACGCTCAAGCAGCTATGACTAGGTATCAAACGTCTGCTGAAAATCTAGCGCGTACCATGAGGCGGGAATTTATTTCGTTGCCTAAATCATTAGAAGGCATTTCTACTGCAATGGACAAGAATGAAGCTCAAATCGAGAGCATGCGTTCGAAAATAAGGAATCTACAAGTTACTTATAACGATCAACTAAAACCTGTAGGTAGCTTTGGTAAAGGGTTTGAAGATAGTGGTGAAACCAAGTCTTCAGCTAAAACAGCAGCTTTAATTGATAAGCAAACGGCAGCCATGAATAAGTTGATTGCAGAAAATGACAATCTACAACAAGCTTATGCCAAGACCCAGGACAGGGCTAGGGCTCTTAGTCCGGTTATTAGTAAATTAAATACTACTTTAGGTTCTACTGAGGACTACCAAGCTACAAGTAAAAACGTAGACAAAGTAGGAGATTCAATTGGTAAAAGCAGAAACAAGTTAGGGATGTTCTCTAACCTGTTCAATCGAACAAGCAGGAATATGTCAAAAAGCGGTCCATCTATGAATAAGCCATTCAACTCTGTTAACAAGACACTTCGTTCATTTGTAAGAAGATTGCTCATTGCCGGGTTAGCTTATAAATCCTTTGCTGGAATGGCTTCTTATATGGGTAAAGCTGTTCTATCAAATGAACAATTCTCTAAATCACTAAATGAAGTGAAAGTAAATTTGGCCACGGCTTTTTATCCAATCTATACAGCAGTGATGCCGGCTTTAAATGCTTTGATTTCATGGTTATCTAAAGCAACAGCCTATATGGCGTCATTCATTGCTACTTTATTCGGAACCACATACAGCGCAGCTAAAAAGGGCGCTAGTGCTTTAAACGAAAATATAGCTGCTATGGGTGACACGGGAGCGAATGCGGATAAAGCGAAAGAGAAAGTCAAAAAGTTCCAAAACGTCTTAGCTGGATTTGATGAGATTAACACTCTTGATTTTAAAACAGATTCCGATGATGACAGCTTAACAGGTAAAGGTCCTGCTAACGGGATTGATTTTGGGATTGCCGATCCAGGTATTCCCGCATGGCTAAATACTTTTGCTGATCGATTTAAATCTGTCCTAAAAGATTTATTCGCACCGATCAAAGCAGCTTGGGATAAACATGGAAAAAAGGTCATGGATGCCTGGAAATATGCACTTAGCGAAGTAGGTGGATTGATTTCTTCCATAGGCAAGAGCTTCATGGAAGTTTGGACAAATGGAACAGGAGAACGATTTGTCGGAAACTTATTGATTTTGTTAGCGGATGTTCTAAATATTATCGGGGATATTGCAAAAGCGTTTAAAGATGCCTGGAATAATAATAACCGAGGAACGAAGCTTATCCAATCGATTTTCAATGCTTGGAACGGTGTGCTTGAATTGCTACATGAAATAGCCGTTTCATTTAGAAAAGCTTGGAATAATGGCAACGGTGAACGAATCGCAGGACATCTTTTAGAAATCTTCACTAACATTTTTAAAACTATTGGTAACATTGCTGATGGTCTAAAAAAAGCGTGGAGAGAAGGAGATAATGGCACTAGTATATTTGACAGCATTTTAGGAACTGTAGGCGATATATTAGGGCATATCAATGATGTGACAGATGCAACAGAGAAATGGGCCAAAAAGTTAGACTTTACGCCTTTACTATCTTCTATTGCTGGTTTGTTTAAAAATATCCGTCCTGTAGTTGACAATATCGGTGCTGGTTTAAGTTGGTTATACCGAAATATTTTACTTCCAATAGCTAAATGGGCCATAGAGAATGCATTACCAGTTGCTATTGATGCAATTTCTGAAGCGTTCAGATTCTTAGGAAATGTTATTGAAAGAGCCAAGCCTGTCTTAAGTTGGCTTTGGGAAAATTTATTAAAACCTATGGGTAAATGGGTTGGTAAAAAATTAGTAGCTGAATTAGAAAGTATAAGAGACGGATTTAAGTTCTTAGCAGATGCGGTTGAAAATCCTAAAAAAGCTTTTGCTGAATTATCTGACAAGACACTTGAAAAGTTTAAAGATCTAAAAGAAAAAGGCGGTAAAGTTTGGGGAAGTGTCGTCGAGTTTATAACTGGTGGATCTAAAAAGTCGAAAGATGATGCTAAATTTAATTTTGACGAGCTAGAAGTTAACAGTTCAAGCGTTTTTGGCAACATAGGAAAATTAGTTTCTAAAATATTCCCTAATTTAAGTAAAACGATATCTGAAAATACAGAAGCAGCTAAAAAATCAGTAGTCAAAAACTGGACAGAAGTATCAGGTGCTACTGTAAGCTGGTTTGGAAAAGTGTGGTCCAAGACGAAGGATACCTGGGAAGAAGTCAGTTCTAAAGTCACGACAAAAGCAAAATCAGCTTATGATGCAGCATCTGGAAAGTGGAAAGAATTGTCTGAAAACACTTCTACAAGATTTGGCGAAGTTAGCGGTGCTGCAAAAACCAAATTTACTGATTTGAAAGATTCGGTGTCTAAAAACTCACAAAATGCAAGAGATAATGCCATTATAGCCTGGTCTGTCATGAAAGATAGAACGGGTGAATATATGACTAACATCAAAGATAGTTCTAAAAAAGGGTTTGACCAAGTTGTAAGCTGGGCTTCAGATCTTGGTGGTCGTATTTCCAAAGGCTTGCGTGACGGAATTGACGGCGTAAAAAAAGCAGCTAAGGAAATGTCACAAGGTTTAGTTAATGCCCTCGGAAAAGGTGTGAACGGAACAATTAAAGGGGTCAATTGGGTACTAGACAAAGTTGGTTCAGACAAAAAACTAGCAGAGTGGAAAGTGCCGGAATACGCTAAGGGTACAAACCGACATCCGGGAGGACCCGCTTTAGTCAATGATGCTCCTGGTTCAACTTACCAAGAGGCTTACGAACTACCAGACGGAACTAAAGGTTTGTTCCCTAAAGTCCGCAATATGATGGTTGATTTGCCAGCTAACACAAAAGTTTTAACTGCTGCACGAACTGCTAAAGAACAAATCATACCTCAATATAAAAATGGAGTAGGTAATTGGTTATCAGAAAAATGGAATGGTGCAAAAGAACTAGCTGGAGATGTTTGGGATTATGTCAAAAAACCAGAAGAATTAGTTAAAAACGCCATTAGTAAATTTACCAACTTAAGCAAGGTTAAAGATCCTGGACTATCGATTGCTAAAGGGGCTATTTCTACTGCTTCATCTGGAGCAATCCAAATGGTAAAAGATGCCTTTGCTTTTGGTGGAGGTGGCGGAGTCAACTTCCAAGGTCTAGTAAAGACATCTGATTTTGGTTGGAGAACACATCCAATTACAGGACAACGTAAACTTCATGCTGGTGTCGATTATGGCGGTGGCGGCGGTATTGGCCATCCTATTCATGCACAAACAGCTGGTAAGGTTAAACAAGCTGGTCCATCAGGTAGTGGTTACGGAACATGGGTCAATATGCAAAAAGGTGTCTATGATTACATCTACGCTCACTTGTCTAAGGCCTTAGTCTCTCGTGGTGATAACGTTAAAGCCGGTCAAAAGATTGGCTTAATGGGAAGCACGGGAGATAGTACAGGGCCACACGTCCACTATGAAGTTCGTAAAAACGGAAGTCCAATTAATCCAGAAACGGTACCAGGAGTTGGACTTGCTGCACCTGCAGGTAGAGGCGTTGAAAGATGGCGCTCAACGATTCAAAGAGCATTGTCTATGAACGGATTGCCAGCGAATGCTGTATACACTAACGCGTGGTTGAGACAAGTTCAGTCTGAATCCGGCGGAAACGAAAAAGCTGTCCAAGGAAACATTGGAGATATTAACAACAGAACCGGCGACTTGGCAAAAGGGTTATTACAAACCATTTCTGCTACGTTTAATGCCTACAAACACAGTGGTCATGGAAATATATTCAATGGTTACGATAACGCTTTAGCAGCTATCAATTACGCTAAGAATCGCTATGGCTCCACAAGCATGTTAGGTGTTATTGGTCATGGTCACGGCTATGACAATGGCGGCTTAATCAGGCAAGAACAAATGATTCGAGTTGGCGAAGGTAACAATGATGAAATGATCATCCCACTAACTAAACCTAGTCGTGCGCTTGAATTAATCGCTCAATCGTTAGACTACATGGGAATGGATTTTGGTGACTTGACTATGCCAACAGCTTTACAGCCTTCTTATGAATCGTTTGCTTTAGGTGACAGTTCATTCGACAGTTCTGGTTCTACTGAAAATATTGAAAGCATGGCTGATTCAATGAGTTCAGCATTCAAGAAAGCTATAACGGTCATTTTAGGAGAAAAACAAGAATCTTCAGATAGCGGACCGATTGAAGTAACGATGGTAGTTGATTCTGATACATTTGGAAAAATCGCTATAAAGAGTATCAATAAACAAACGAAGAAAACAGGTAAACCACAAATTATTATGTAGAAAGGAGTCTTAGATATGGCTGGAAGTTTAGCGATAAATGGAGTGCAAATCAAGGCTCCTAAATCTTTTAATTTTGGTGTGATGGACCTAGATGGAGAATCTACGCGTAATGCTAGAGGGAAAATGACAAGAGATATTATCCGGACAGGCATCCGCAAAATAGAATTAGAGTGGGGATCACTTAGCGATGGAGAAATATCTTCTATCCTACAAGCAGTCAATGCCCCTTTCTTTTCTGTTAGCTATCCAGATGCAATGACAGGTGGCCAAAGAACAGGAACGTTTTATGTAGGAGATCGAACAGCTCCTTCATATTCTTGGAGTGATAAATATAAGTCAATGAAATGGGAAGGTTTATCCATGAACTTTATTGAACAGTAGGAGGTGATGTTATGTGTTAACAGTAAGTAATGAATTAAAGAATGCATTTATGAAAGACGAAAGAACCATTTATGTACGAATAAAAATTGGGAATCGAACGTTTGATAACAACAATGTTATTTCTGTTGATTATGATGCTGGAAGTTTATCAGGTGAAGTTTTTGCGATTGGATCAACGTATTCAAATTCTATTAAAATCACGTTTAGTGAATTAGTAGAAGGCTTAAAAGAATTGGATGAAGTAACCTATGAAATTGGTATTAAATTAGCTAACGGAAAGATTGAATACGTGCCTATGGGTGTTTTCGTTATCAATGATGCAATTGAAATGGACCGCAACAATAACAAAACAACAATCGAATGTATGGATAGAATGGTCATGTTGGGCGGCGCTTATGTGTCGTCTTTAAGTTATCCAGCAGCTATTCGAGAAGTTGCGCTAGAAATAGCCAATAAAGCTGGTGTTCAAGTAGCTGATACGTTTGATCGTTTAAATGCAGATATAATAGCCAAACCAGAAGGGTATACGTATCGGGAAGCAATCGGTTTAATCGCTCAGTTTGAAGCAGGATTCGCTACTTTTAACCGTTACGGAAAATTAGAAATTAGAACACTATCTGATCCAAACTTTGCTATACCACCTGATAATTATTTTTCAAAAGGTCTCGTAAAAAACGAGGTATTTTTTCGTTTAGGTGGAATTAGTTGTACAACGGATGATAGCGACACAGTTATCCAAAGTGGAAATACAGCAGGGAATCAAGTGATTTTAGAAAACAGGGTAATGACTAAAACTTTGTTAGATAAAATTTATCAAAAGATTCAAACGATAAATTATTATCCCTTCTCTTTAAATTGGCAAGGAAATCCAGTATTAGAAACTGGTGATTGGATAGAAGTTGAAGATTTACAAGGGAATAAGTTCAAAACGCCTAACCTTAGTTACTCTCTATCTTTTAATGGTGGTTTGTCTGCTAAAAGTAGTGCTGAGACAGTCACTCAATCAGATGCCACTTACCAGTATAAAAGTCCTTTACAGCAAAAGATTGAATGGATTCACGCACGAATTGATGCAGCTGGTGGGAACGTTGTTTATGAAGGTATTGACGAACCGGCCAATCCAAAAGAAGGCGACTTGTGGTTTAAAGTAGTTGGTCCAGATAAGGAAATCTTAATCTATAAAAAACGTGCAGACGGCTCTTTATTTTGGGAACCTCAGATATCCACTGCCGATATAGATAAAGTGGCTAAAGAAGTCGAAGATGTGATTAATCAAGCCGACGCCGACCGCATAGAAACCGAACAAAAACTCGATCAATCAGTTGCCGACGCAAAAGCCTACACCGAACAAAAAGCGAACGAATTCAACGGTCAGCTAGAAATAGTTAGAGCTGATGTGGCTGATACGGTTATAAAAGCAAACGATGCGGTAGCCAGGGCTAATCAATCCATTGCTGATGTTGGTTTCATGCAAATTGATTTAAACACAACGAAACAGAACGCTATCGATGCTTTAACAAAAGCGCAGACGGCCACAGATAATCTTAATACGTTATCTTTTAATGTGGACGAGTTGACTAAAACAGTTAGTTTTAAAGCGGAGAAAACAACAGTTGATGCCGTTACGAAACAAGTTAACCAACATGAATTATCTATCGCTACTAATGCTAGAGAAATCGATTTGCGTATGACTTCTACTCAAGTTGATAGTTTGGTTTCTGCTAAGGGCTATGTGAATCAGGCGCAGTTGACAGCTACTTCTACACAATGGAATTTAGCACTGACTCAAGTTAGTTCTGATCTGAGTAATTTGGAGATTGGTGGGCGGAACTTACTACTAGAATCCAAAAAAATAGAAATATCGCCTACAACTAGGTATGTAACAAAAAGATTGAGTAAACCTATTTTTCCGAACCAAAAATACACTATTTCTATTGGTTACAGAGAGTATGTTACGGAAGTAGTTAGTCACGATTCTGTGTTAGTTTCTACAAGAGACGATAGGGGCGGGACATCTACTAGTATCGGAAATGCAGTTGGAACTGTTTTCACAGTGCCTATAGGTGGTAGTGTGACTAATGTTTTTACAAACACAAGCCAAGTTATTGACACAATTTTGTTTTATAGTGCTGATGAAAATTTAGTTTCTGGGAACCGAGAATTTTATTTTGAAATAAAAGTAGTTGAAGGCGAAAAAGACACTGGTTGGACACCTGCACCAGAAGATATGGCAACACTAGAACAGTTTACCACAATAGACGCTACTGTAAGAGGTTTGCAGACTACTGTAGGGAATAAAGCTGACAAAACAGAAGTGACTCAACTAGCTAATCAGTGGACACAAACCACTGCGTTGGTCAATGGACACACTGGTCAAATTAGTAATCTAGGAGAACAAATCAATTTAAGAGTCACTTCTTCGCAAGTGACAGAGGCTATATTGGTAGATAAAACTGTTAAAGATACCCGCAATGATAACCAGCTACCAAGTTGGTATTTTACTAACTATAAAAAGCAAACAGTAGAAGAATTTAAGTCCGGTAATGTGATAGGGGCGTTGCCCGCTTCCAATAATGCTTATGGTCTGTTAACCACTAAGGTGCCGTGGTCTGATAGTTCTGGTGGTGCAATTACTCAAACGTTTAGCACTGCATCAGGAGTTTACCAACGGCGAGGTTCCTCGAGCTGGGGAGTTTGGGAAAAGGTAGCAGATGCTAATAGACTAATTAGCCAAATCAACATAAGTCCTGAATCAATTCTAATTGCTTCAAACAAGATTACGCTAAGTGGCGACACTTATATGGATGCAGCTTTTATCAATAAAATGAAAGTTCATTCGGTAGATGCAGTTATTGCAGACATAGCGACTGTAAGAACGAAAATGTTAACGTCCGATGTCATTACTTCAACAATGCTCAAATCTGATACGGCCTTGATTGATAAAATATTTATCAATGATGCAAACGTACAGCGGTTTACGGCAAAAACAGCATTTATCAATTCAGTAAAAGCTGTGGAAATCAGCGCTGATAAAATCAATGGCGGAATATTTAATGCAGCTACTATGAACGTGATTGGTTTAAATGCAGGCAGCATAACTTCTGGAACTTTAAGAGGTGCTAATTTAGATTTAAACCTAAATACTGGAATGCAAACCTTCTATAATCCTGTATCAGCTGGCGGTAATCTAGTACTAACCCAAGGTCAAATTAGATTCGTTAGAGGTGGAATGGGATCCCGATACATTAACTATCATGATGAAGGTATCATTATTACTCATGGAACAGAGAACACCGGGTATACTCGAAACACCTCATTACACTTACAAGGTGATAAAGCGTATCTTCAATTTATCTCTAATGCTGGGCTGACCTTACAACGCTTGGAAAGTGACTCAATTTATTTAACGGCATATGTTAATGATTCATTCCGGGTGCAAAGGTATTACGGAACAGGCGAATGGCGACCAATAAAGGCAAGGAGTTTCGAAACTTCTGGAACTGTAAATGACATGGAGATTATTGAGAACTGGATTAGAACGACCAATACAAACGACACACACATTTATATCGAACCTTCACGAAATGGGAATATAAGAGTAGCCGATAGAGCTTTGAAGCAATACCATGCTGTTGAGGCTTCCAACTTCAAAGTTTCTTCAGAAAGACGATTCAAGAGCGACATCAACGATTTTGATAATGCACTAAGCCTTTTAAGTTCAATTAAATTCCATAAGTACATCAAAAATGGGGAATCAGAAATCGGGCTAATAACTGATGAAGCACCTTTGCAACTTCTTTCTAAAGACCAGACAACAGTTGATTTGTATTCATTGATTAGCTTGACAGGAAGGTCTGTTCAGGAGTTAACCCAAATCACTTACTCACATGATCGATTTTTAAATGAACACGACAAGAGACTAGCCGTCTTAGAAAAAGAAAATAAATTACTCAAACAAAAAATAGAGAAACTGGAGAGTGCAGCATGAAAACAATCAAATTAAAAAATAAAGAAGTCATTCCCGTTTATCAAGCTTTAGAAAATATCGTCGTTGAAGGCAGAAAGCCACGTCGCGGAAAGGGACAACTTCAAAAACAATTGAGTCAAAAGAACACGGAATATTCGGAAGACTTAGAAGAGATTCGTTCTGACTTCTTCAAGAAAAAAGAAGATGGAACCTTTGAAGTCAACGGCGATTCTTTTGTTTGGTTGGACGAATGCGAAAAAGACCCACATCTTAAAAAGAAAGCAAACGATCAGATTAAAGAATTGAATGAAGAAGAAATAGGAATTGATTTGGTAGAACATGAATCCAAAATAAAATCCTTTTTTGATGCTTTAGAAAAAGACGAATTTACCGGAAAAGAAGGATTACGTGATGAGGATTTCGAAACGCTGATGGAGATTTTGGAAGAGGCTTTTGAAGTAAATGAAGATAAAAAAGAGGAGGAAAAATAATATGTTAAGAAATAAGCAAAAATCAATCACATTAAATGCTACAGCTTTTGTCGGAGATCAACCAGTCATGAATTTATCAGCTACAGTTCCAAGCAATACAGGAGTTGGACAAGTTAGTCAATATGTACAAAACGCTGAACTATATAATACTAATAAAACTGAAGCGAGACGAGACGTCACTGAATTTCAAAATGATGTATATGAAGTTGAAGATGAAATGGTGCGTACTGAAGAAGTCGTAGAATAAAATCTAATTAAAGTTTTTCGTATATCCTCCGATATTGTTTGTATATATACAATAGGAGTGATAAAAGTTGAAAGATAGTAAAGACTTTAAAAAGTATAAAAAAAGTAATAAAATAATGGATAAGTTAAGAAAAGAAAGTAGTATTTACTACTCTAATCATTGCAATAAAAAAGAGATAGGTGGATTATTATTAGCAGTAGGAGCAATTCTTTTCTTTCTTGGTTCTAGAGATATAAATCTTATACTTTCAATAGAGGGAATCTTAATTGGTTGTATGGGGGCGGGATTGCTAACACTTGGAATAAATGAAAAAAAGAATGATTCGTCAGAGAATATAAATATATATATTGGAAAACAACTTTTCGATAGAGGCCTTGAGGGATTTGTTATAGGAGTTGTTGTAGGAGCATTAAAATTATTTTTTAAATATCAATAAAAAGGTTGTCCATTCGGGCAGCCTTTTTATATTACCAAAGAGCTTCCTAACCGGGTTGCTCTTTTTATTTTATCGAAAGGCGGTGTCGAATGAAAAACGCAATAAAATACTATGCCGTGACTTATTGGATTTGTTTCGTAACAGCATGGTTCGGTTTTTTGCTGATTTACAATGCCGAAAACGTGATTGAGCGTTTGAAGTTATTTGAAGACAGCTTTGATATTTACGTCGGATTGTGCATGATCGTTTTATCAATTACGAAAGTTGTTTCGCTTCTTTCAAGATGGCAGTACGTAAAAAAAATATCATTAATTGGGATCGCGCTAATGTGGCTATTGGTCACTTGGTTTTATTTAAACAGTCCCACAACGAACACAAGTTACGTCATTTCTATCGGTATGGCTGGGTTGTGTTACATCCAACTTTATCGAGGTGATTATTCTGATTGAATACTGGCGCGAGATATTAGGGTTGATCACTACTTTAATTGGTGGTGGATTTCTTGGAAATATTATTGCGGGTAAAAACAATACAAAAGTTAACGAACAAAATTTTATTAAATTGCTTCAAGAAGAACGCGCAGACATCAACAAAGAATTAAAAGAACAAGATAACAAAATAGATGAATTGTACCGGCTTTATCGTCAATCGGAAGAACGGAATCAAACGTTGATGAATGAAAACAAATCTTTGGAATGGCAGCTAAAGAGAGAAAAAGCTGAAAAAGAACAATTGGTTGAAGAAAACGGAGCTTTAAAAGAAAAAGTAGAAAACCTTGAGAAACGTGTCGGAGAATTAGAAAAAGAGAGGAAGATTTAAACATGGAAGAAATTTTAACCACATTAATTTTATCAGCAATCGGAGGCAGCATGGTTGTTTCCGGAATTACAGAAGTAGTGAAACAAAACAGCAAGTTATCCGGTATTTGGGTTATTGTATTTGCCTTACTTACAGGCGTAGTGCTATTCGGAGCTATTGCTTTGGTCTTTGCCTTGCCACTCGCTCAATCATTGCTGACCGGCTTCTTAACAGGTTGGGCAAGCGTTGGGGCATTCAACACTTATAAAGAATCTAAAGGGGGAATGTAAAGATGGGCGAAGTTATTAAAATTAATCGTGACGATGTTATTAATGGTATTGCTGGTAAAAGACCTGGTAAGCCAAAAGGAGGAGTAATTCACAACGATGCAGGCGCTATGTCGGCAGAAGCATACTTACCTTGGCTTATTTCTCGCAAAAACCGCGGACAACTACCTTTAGGGTTTGCTGGATATTACGGAGACCGTACAACTATGCTACGCGTAGACAACACAAATAACAAAGAATGGCATACAGCAAATCCAGAAGGCAACACATGGTTCTTAGGGTATGAAGTTGTTCAAAGTTACTACGGAATCATTTCAGACAAAGATTTCCTTTTAAATGAAGACATGGTTTTACGGCAAGTAGCTGAAGACTTCCATTTTTATGGATTGAAACCTAATCGGAATACGGTTATGTTGCATAAACAATTCTCTTCTACAACATGTCCACACCGCTCGTGGGATCTACACGGTAAGTCTGTTAATTCTGTTAAAGATTATTTCATTAGCAAAATCGCACACTATATGTCATTAGGTAAAACAGTTGAAGAAATGTTGAAAAAAGAAGGTGTTTCGGCACCAGCACCAACTGTACCAAACACAGTTACACCACAACCTGATGGAAAAACATTAGTGGTGGGAAAACAAGCTAAACAATGGGAGACAGGTTCAAATATCCCGGCGTTCGTCATTGGACAACGCTATGATGTATTAGCTTCTAAACCAGTTAGCAAATCTCGCTCTAAAAAAGCCTATTTGATCGGTAAAGGAAAGGTTGCCACTGGTTGGCTATTAGAACAAGACGTAGAAGGGTTTAAAACAGCAGGCGGAGGCAATACTGATAAAGCTACCCCTACAACCAAACCTGCTATTACAGGAACAACAACTCAGTCAGAATCAGTTGCGGGTGTGCAAATGTTCTTAAATAGATGGTTCTACGGCAAGTTAGAAGTAGATAATAAAATGGGTCAAGCAACTAAAAAAGCTTTAATCAAAGCTCTTCAAATGGAATTAAACAAACAGTTTAAAGCCGGATTAAATGAAGATGGCGCATGGGGACCTAAGACAGAAAATGCTTGCATCACGGTACGTCCAGGTGCTCGCGGAGATATCAGTCGCTTAATTCAAGCAACATTAATCTGCAAAGGCTACAAAGTCGGTGGATTCGATGGAATATTCTTAGAAGGACTTGAAAAAGCTGTTAAAGAATTCCAACGTAAAAACGGGTTGAAAGTTGATGGTATTGTAGGTAAAGCTACTTTTGCAGCGTTGTTTAGATAATATAAATCTAACATGGTCGAAATCGACCAGTTTAGAAAAAGACCTCTAGCCGATTATGGTTGGAGGTCTTTTATACATATTACGACTCATTATGCCAAGTAAACTTTTCTTTTTTTAAAATCTCGTGGATATGAGTGGGGTTACGTTTATAGTCATTATACGTTCGTTTTAAAGACGTCACGGAATCAAGCCCGGCGTGTCCGCTAGGAACAAAAAGATGATAAAGGTCAATAAAAAGCAGATTAAAATATGATTGGTTTTCTTCAATATCTTTTTCATACAAAGAAATGACTCTTGTTTTGCCTTTAGATGTACCGCTAGGTAGAGTAGATTTTCTTATCCTACCTTCTAATAATGCATTTTCTAATTCTTTGCTACTACAGTTGAATTTATTTTCATACGCTCTGATAATATTTAATATATGATTCTTATGTAATCCATAATAACCAACTGGCGGAGCTTCTCGACGATCATAATTTTTGTGAAGGCAACTTTCATCCTCAGCAATAATATTTAATTGGGTTATAGTGTCATCATCTATTAAAAGCTTTTCTGGAAGAAAATTTATAAACTCTTCATTAGGTATGTCAATTGAATCAAAAACCTTATCCTTGAATAATCTACATTTTATAGTAGGTTCAGGTTGTTGAATAGCTGCTGAATAATTAGGTTTAGTATCTAAAACTTTTTTGCTACTGGAAGAAGAGAGCACTTCTTTATTTGCAGAAGCACTCTCCGTCAATACTTTTTTATGGATGGAAGCAGACTCTTTATGTGCATCATTATTTAAAACTTGCTTAAACAATGAGTTCATATAGAACTTGTCTCAGCAATTTTTTTGACGTATTCTGCTACAAGTTCGTCATTATCTATATCGCTGCTTTTACGAGGATCAGCCTGATCGAATTTATTTTTCCACGCTTCGTCTTGATGAGTTCTATCTACCAGCGCAAAATCACTCATTTCGTCCAAATCTTCCACCAGTCCATCAACAAATTTAATTACATCTTGTTGTTTAGTAGTTTTATAATCAGTTTCTGTTTTATCTGCAACACCATCATAATTGCCTGCTTTGTTTTTAAAATAGACCTCTCTAAAAACCGGACCGTATTGCCAAGCTTCGAAATTACCCTCAAAAAGTCTAGTTGGATAATTTGTATTGCTACTGATTTCTGAGATGCCATCGCCGGCCTTGATTGAACCGTATGTTGCGCCATAAAAAGCATAGAGGAAATACAACGTTTTTTGTAATCTAAGTGGCCCGATATCCGGATTTAATGTTTTTAAATGAGTGACAAGATCATCTACGCTTTTAAAAAAGTAGTTGTTATCTTTTGTCATCACAGTCAACTCCTTTTATTGCTATTAGTTTTTAGTTTGCTTTATAAATAATCTATTATTAACCTTAGTATATAGGTAGAAAAAACCTATGTAAAGGGAATTTGCTTTAACGCCAAAAAAATAAAACCAAGTTATCTAAAACATAACCTTCTTATGTGGCATCTTTCTTCCTTTATAATCAAATATCTGCCCGAAATAGCTAGGTCTAGACTCAATCACATACTTCTGAACAACTAACTGCATCCGATCATTGATAGTTCCTTCGATAGTAATGACTGCATCCTCTTCGACGTCATACATAAATTTGTAAGCCTTCATTCCAGCGACTATACAATTAAATTTGCGATCATCTACTTCTAACGTGAAACGGCATAGGGGAGTGCCATTTTCCGTATTGATCACTTTAACTTCCGAAATAACTTTACCTGTCAAAATAGCAAAATTCATGATTGTTCCTCCTTCAATAGGCTCTCTATTTCATTTTCTATATTGACTAAACTACTTTCTCCCAAACCCCAAACGTCATCCATAATCATACCTCCGCTTCAATAATGAATCTAAAAGCATTGTACCCAAAAGGAACTCCATCCATTCTGTGACTTCCTGGTTCTCCCATACGGATATCAGAAAGCATTCCCATATAGTTGATAGTGAACTTTATATTTTCTTCATGGTAACAGTGCTTTCGTATGTAATCGAATTGTGCTTTTTCTGGATAGTCTTCAAATAGCATTTGCTGCTCGTTTATTAGCATGTAGTCCTGATTGAATTCTTGTATAGTCATCTTTTTCTTCATATCCTTCACCTCACATTTATTATACGAACGAGTGTTCGATTTGTAAAGCGAACAGAATATTAAAATACCCTCACAAATAATCTGTAAGGGTAAAAGGATGATTCATTATATTTAAAGTGCATCAAAAAGATCTTCAATAGATTTTATCTTATTTTTGTATTCATTGACCAATGTTTTCGCAAGCACAATTGCCTTCATAACATTGTAGCAAGAATAGGTGGATAGATGTTCCTCATAGCTAACTTTTACATAAGGACCATCAATTGAACCAAAAGCTTCAATTCTTAAACCATTATCTTCAAACAGGAACATTGATGAATCGGGATGCAGTTCTTTCAAATTCTTTTCCAT